AAAAAGGTTTAGAAAAATTTAGTGTTGGTGGTGAATTAACTTGCAAGTGAAACATCCTTAAGCAAGTGAAACATCCTTAAGCAAGTGAAACATCCTTAAGCAAGTTAACATCTTTTTTTTTATCTTAATCTTAATACTAAATGAAGTGTAGATTCTTTTTGAATATTGTAATCTGCCAATGTTTTTCCATCTTCTAACTGTTTACCAGCAAAAATTAAACGTTGTTGATCTGGAGGGATTCCCTCTTTATCTTGAATTTTAGCTTTAATATTTTCAATACTATCGCTCGATTCAACCTCTAATGTAATTGTTTTTCCAGTAAGTGTTTTAACAAAGATTTGCATTTATACTTATATATATATAATATATAATATTTCTTTAAATTTATTTATATTAATTAAATATGAACTCCGAATGTTCAATATGTTTATCAATTATATCTAATAATAACTACTGTATAACAAATTGTAATCATACATATTGTTATAATTGTTTAAATGGATGGCTTGAAAAAAAAAAAATATCTTGTCCAAATTGTAGAGCAAATATTAAATCTTTTTCATATAATAATGAAAATACAAGAATTATTTATATAGATAATACACGTCGTTCACCAGTAATACAACGAAGAAATAATTCTAATACTATAATAATAGATAAAAACTTATATAGTTTTTTAAAATTTACAAGTATATTATCAGGATTATTTATATCAATGAATATATATTTTTTAATTAAATAATTAATCAAAAGTAATTATAACCGGTCCAATATGTCTATTTAATCCTCTAGAAGCAGATAATGATAATTCTTGTCTTTTTTTCCTTTCACTAGATTTTACATAATTTTTTCGAATTAATTGTATAGAATTATTCATATCAATCTCTATATTTTCATAATTTAAAATAATATATTCAATTACTAAATTATTAATAGCCCATCTAAAAAAATTAAGTTGTCCAATAGTTGTAGAAATATTCTCACCATTACAATTAAAGTTAACACGATTTCTTCTACAAAATGGATCAAAATTTCTCTTTGAATAAGATTTTAACTGAGATTTGTATGAATGAAATACATTAAATGCTTTATCAATTATTTCACCATCCAATGAAATAAGATTGTCTTTTTTATATAAATAATACATAGTATCATATTTCTTTGAATAATTTGTAACAAACCAATCAATAATTCTTAAAGATATTTTTTCATATTTTAAATATTTTAATAAATACTTAGATTTTTCTTCATTTTTATAATACTTAGAAAGAGCAATATATAATAGATTGTTTTCCATTATAGATACAATAAATATTATTCTTTAAATTAAAAAAGATATTTTATTTAAACGCGTTTATTTAGATAATAAATTCCTTGTAAATATGAATCTGATAAATCGTCTTTTTTCTTAGATTTATTATACAATTCTTTAAATATATCATCTTCTTCAACAATCATCGCTTCACAATATTTAATAGATAAATATTTATTTATTTTATATCTGTTCTTCTTAATATTTTCATATGGACACAATATAACAGGTCCTTTATAAACTTTTAATTTATTTCTAGCATTAATCATTTCTAAACCAGTAATATTTGAATCTTTATTACAGATTCCATGTATTAAAAAATAACTATATACAATCATTTGTATTGATTTCATTGTAGGATTTTTTAAAGAAGGTTGATTTTCAACAATCACATCTACAATATTTCTTTCAGTAAACTTAAATTCATCTAATTTTCTAACGAGATTTTGACTTACATGAAAGATATCATTTTTTTTGTTCTTATATTTTTTGACTTTTCCATATTTTTTATTTTTACTGTGTGTTGTACATAAATACATATCTGTCTTGTCTAATAATCCATTAAAAATAAATGTTCCAGGTTTACAACATTTTTTACTATTTCTCATAACATGTTCACAAGGTATATCATTTGAAATATCAACAATAGCCCAATCTAAAATCTTACCATTAGCATCCAATTCACAAAAACATAGATTTTTAATACCTATATCAAAAGATAATATACTCATTAGTTATAGTAAAGAAAAAGTTTTTAAGTAATTTAGTTAAAAGGAGAACCGCCTAATGGAGGATTCATTCCATCACCAGGGCTTAACTGTTGTAACATACTACTATTTTGTCCTTGAATATTTGCAGATCTTTCATTTAATGCTTGTCGAACACCTTCTTGTTGTTGTTGTGTTGGAGTAACCCCAGCTTGATGATTACTATTTTGTGGAGGAGTAGGACCGCCTTGAGGTAATGGCATACCTGCGCCCATAGGCATTTCCTGTGGAACATGTCTTAAAATACTCGACACAGAATTGAATATAAATAATGTCTTAATGACATATAAAGCGAGTGGAAAGAACAAAACAATCCATGCTAATGTCTGTTGATTGTATTGACATAAACCGAATAGAACAACGCCTAATACTAATAATAAAGCAACTTCATACCATGCGTGCATAGTGAAAATATTATTAATCTTATGATGTTGTAATTTTTTCATTAAACCATTTGTATTAAATAATGTTATGCCCGAAATAATAACAAATACAATATAAACAATTAGTGGTGAACATTTGTCAGTTTTTAATAAACTACTCATAGTCGACGAGATTTCTTTATCCATTATATTATAGATAATATAAAAAAAATATAGATTAATTAAAAAAATTAAATATTATTTATATGATATAAATATTCAATAGATACATCATTATACATTAAATATAAATCTTTAGATCTAGAAAATACAGTAATTATTTGTGAAACAATTAATCCATTTTCTTCTAATTTTTTTGCTGCTTCTATTACACTATTTCCAGTTGTTATTACATCTTCAATTAAAATAACTTTTTGACCTTTAATAAATTCACCTTCAATTAACTTATTTGTTCCATAATCTTTTTGTTCTTTTCTAAGAAATATCATAGGTATATTATTTGTAATAGAAATATAACTTGCAAATGGTACTGCTCCATAAGGTGTTCCACAGATTAAGTCTATATTAGGAATTATTTTATTTGCTATTTCATTACATAATTTTAAATGTAAATCTGGATAACTTATAATATTCTTTAGATTAATATAAATATTTGATGTATCACCTGATTTTAATTTAAATTCACCGCATTGTATAATATTTTTACTTCTTAATTCTTCAATCATAATTATTATAGTATTACTTATTTACTTTTAAATTAATTATTTACTTCTTCTTTCTACCTCTACTCTTCTTTTTTGTCATCTTTTTCTTTTTGGCACCAAACTTACCTTTTTGAGTTACATATCCAGCTTTAATTAAAAATTTATTTTTCTTAGCTAAATTATGTCTTTTCTTAGATACAATTCTACCCCATTTATTTTTCATTAAATCCTTTTTGGTGAGACCACCAGAAGTTTTTTTCAAAGTTCCGTGCCATACTTTTGCATAATTATTGTTTCTAGTCATTTATATTATTACTTATATTTTTTTTTAATCGTTTTCTTTTTCTTTTTACTTTTCATAAATGTTTTATATAAAATTGCTCGACGATAAGTTCTTAATGTTGGATTATATCCACTATTACGATGACTCTTTCTATGATTAATAACATAATCTGCATATTCATCTATATTCATATTATGTCTTTTTGCTTGTTTTGTAAAAGAACCTTTTTTTATATCTAGTTTATTCATCCATTTATTTACCTTTTTATTTGTCATATAATTTGATATATTATATAAAATATAATAATTAATATAAAAGACATTCAAATCAATATGTTATTTTGTATGAAAAGAGGTAAAAAAAAAGCAAAAAAATACAAAAAAAATAAAGTTGTCCCTAAAAATCTTGAATACAAAGGTGAATTATCCCCTTCAAAAAATATACTTCTTGAAGAGTATGTTGATAAAATAGATAGTAAATATATGACTTGTTATCATTGTAAAAATATCTTTAATTTACAAGATATAAGAATAAATTGTGGGAAATGTAATCAATTCTTTCATTGCTTTATAGCAGGGAAATGTAGAGGTAAAAATTGTTCAGAAATAATTAATGGTGAAATACATTCATTAAGTTATTGTTTATCTTGTGTGAATCCAATGACATGTAGAGGAATTACATGTTTATGTAATGAATGTGTTATTGAAAGGAAAAAAAAATAAATTAATAAAATCGATTCCTTGTGTATTTTTTTCTTCTTCTTCTTCTGCTTTTGCTTCTTCTTCTTCTTCTTCTACCACTCCCTGTTTGTCTGTCCTCTAACATTAATCTCTGATGAACACTCGGTATAGGAGCTATTCTTGATAAATGTTCAGAAATACCTTGCATAATACTAGGATCATAACGTATACTACCCAATGGACCTTCTCTGCTATGCATACTTCTCATAGATGCCAAGCGTTGCAATGATTTAGTTAATTTATCCCTACGTGTTTCATCTAACATTCTTATATTAATATGAGGATCATAACTACGTTCAATTCCAAATAATCTAGAAGCAACATCCTGATCTAAATCATCATAATCCATAAAATATTTTGTGAATGCTAAATTTTGCTGTGCCCTTTGAAGAGTAATATGATCATATATTAATTCAGCAATATCATCGTGACCTTCTCTTTCTGCTATCATTAAAGCTGTACCACCATCATTATTTCTAATATTGGGATCAGCACCTGAATCTAATAATGATTCAACAATATCAATACGACCTTTACGTGATGCTACTATTAAAGCTGTCTGACCATAATTGTTCTGGATATTTATATCAGCCCTTCGATCTAATAACGATTCAATAATATCACCATTTGATGTTATTATTAAAGCTGTATTACCATCATAGTTTTGTATATTGGGATCAGCCCCTCGTTCCAATAACGATTTTACAATATCTATATAACCCAGATATCTCCGTGATGCGATAGTTAAAGCTGTTTCACCATCACGGTTTTGAATATTGGGATCAGCTCCTCGTTCCAATAACAATTCGACAATATCAATACGACCTTTACGAGATGCCCATATTAAAGCAGTCTCTCCATAATCACCCTTAATATTGGGATCAATGCCAGAATCTAATAATTCACTAACGCGTCCTATATCGCCATTTTTTGCTGATTCTATTAAATCCATATAATATAACAAATATTTAAAAATAAATTAATAAAATCGGTTCCTTGTATATTTTTTATTTCTATTTCTTCTTCTATGTTTGCCAGAACCATATTGACTAAATTCTTGTAACCAATCTGTATATGGCAATATTCTTTCTTCTTCTTCCATTCTTCTCGCAACTTCTGGATTATACGACATTCTACTAAGATGTCTTGATATATCTTCTGCTATATGCGGTTCATATTTCATATGTTGTGAATAAATTGATGGTCTATCTTCTAATCCTGTTGTGAATGCTAAATTTTGTTTCGCTGTTTGTGTCCTAATTCTTCTTCTGGTTTGTTTGCCTCTTATCCTACTTTGGAATCGGGTAGCCGCCTCAAACTCTTCCATCTTCTGTCTGAGTAAATTAGCTACTCTATTATTAAAATGATGTAATGCTACATCATAAGCAGTTGCACCTGCATTATTTCTTATATTAGGATTCGCTCCAGCATCTAATAATGATCTAACTATTTGGAAGCGTTTATTGGCCGGGTTGCCCCGAAGTCCATCAGGATAAACTATACGTGTTCCCCATATTAAAGCAGTATCACCCATATTATTTTGTATATTAACTTCAGCGCCCGCCTCTAATAATAATCTAACAATTTGTAAATCACCTTTCTGTACTGCCCATATTAAAGCAGTATAACCATCATTATCTTGTATATTAACTTCAGCTCCGGCATCTAATAAAAATCTAACAATTTTTATATGACGTATTTGTGATGCTTTTATTAAAGCAGTAAAACCAACATTATCTTGTATATTTAGATCTTGAAAAAATGTATCACTTTCTAATAATAACTCAACACGTGTTTCAAGTGCTTTACGTTCAGCATAAAATCGGGATTTAATTCTGGATTTAGATAATTCATATTTATTCATATCATATTCAATTAGATTCATTATATTATAATAAATATAAAAAATGAATTAATTGAAATAGTTAATACTTATATAATTTAATAGTATATATTTATTTCTTCTTTCTCTTCTTGTCCTTCCTGTCTTATTCTTCTTATAATATCCGGATTATATGATATTGAATCAAGGTAATTACTTATTTTTTCTATAAGATCATCCGCAATAGAAAATCGAGATAATGCTGATCTTTGTCGTGCCCGTAGTGTTTTAATTCTTCTAGTTATTTTTCTTCTGAGATACTTACGAAGAGTTATTTTAGCCGCATGACGTTTGAATACATCAATAATTTCATTATATCCTCTCATTTCTGCGAAATCTAAAGCGATTTCACCACTATTATTACTAATATAGGGATTTGCATCCCTATCTAATAATAATCTGACAATATCTATATATCCATACATTGAACTATACATTAAAGCTGTATAACCATCGCGATTTTGAATATTGGGATCTGTATCTCTAGAGAATAATAATGTGACAACATCTGTATATCCTCCGATTGAAGCCAATATTAAAGCTGTATAACTATTAAATCGAATTTTAATATTAGGTTTCACTCCCATATCTAATAATTCCCTAACACGATCTATATCACCATATGTTGCTGCGTGAACGAATTCAATCTTCATTTCATCTGCTATTTCATCTGCCATTTCATCTGCTATTTCATCTGCCATTTCATCTGCCATTTCATCTGCCATTTCATCTGCAATTTCATCTGATATACTATTATTATAATACATATTTTTAGAAATAATTTATACCACTATGATTTAAGAGTATATGTTTCAATTTATCATAGATTCTTTTGAATACTTGCCTAGTAATCAAATATTTTCTCTTGTCTAAATGATTATAAATATTCATAATGATTTGAATATATTCCTCTAATATTTTTATACTATCATGAACATCTGTTTCAATTCGATTCAATTTATAAATATCCAAAATATCTAATAATCCTAGATCTTTACTTATTAAATTTAATAAATGTACTTCTCTATCAAAATCATGTTTAATTAAATATAATTCTTTTTCAAGAGTTTTAAATTTATGGATAAATATTTGACTATTTTTATATTCTCTAAGTTGCCAACACATATCTTGTGATTTTGGCAAATATATATTTTTTTGTTGTAAACTATCAAAAGTTTCACATTGAATAATATCGCGATTATTAATAAAATTATGAAACATAATATCAGTATTTGGAATACATTTATAATTATCATATATTGGTTTCGTTGAACCAACAATTTCAGGCAATTCACCTCTCATTAATTCTTTATAATCTATATTGTAAAATATAATATTACCCTTTGTATCATAACCACGTCGTCCAGCTCTACCACTCATTTGTAAATAATCATCTTTAGTAAACTTGTCTAAATCAGAATAACCCATAATACAAGAAGTTCGAATTGGTAAATCAATTCCTAAACACAATGATCTATCAGAAACTACAATGCCTATTTCTTTACTCGCCAATAGTTTTTGTACAATCCAATTATATTCATTTGGCATACCCTCAATATAAATACCAATTCCCCTTTTTAACATTTGAAACAAGATATGTTCATAATCAATTTTAACACCTAATGTTTTTTGAATTTCTTTACGAATTTTTTTAATTGTATCTCCACTCATAGGTTCATTATCAACAAATGTATATTTTGAATGTTTTTTAAAAATATCTTGTTTACAAAAATCAGGATTCACAATAAAATTATTAAATTCTTTTTTTAAATTTTTATATTGTAAATTATTATCTTTAATATTATCTAATAGAGATTCATAATAATTACTCATATTTTGAATATAATTATCCCTTTCTAACTGATCAAAATTCTGCATTTTATTCATTATTTCAGATTGAGGATCTTTACATTTTTTAGGAATTTTAATACCAGATTGATATTTTTCTCTCTTTTTTTGATAGTTCTGATATAATTCATTCTTCTTTTCTAAAATATCATAATGATATGGATAATTTTCTTTTTCTTCATCAATTAATTTTTGATAAATTATTTCAAACAAATGGATACAATTACTATGATCTGTATTAAATAAAATCATAGGAAGCATATCATTTTTTTTACACTTTTGTAGAAAAGTTAATATATTATTACATTTATCATAATCTATTTTAAACGTATTTAATACATTATTTATAATATCTGGATATTGATTTTTAAGTTCAATAAATTTCTTTTTTAAAAAGTATTCATATTCTTTTGATTTATCAAGTGTTAAAATATCATTTTTATCTATTGACTCAAAATAATTATCAGGGCTTAGTTTATCAACTATATCTTCAATATCATTATATTTTTCATCTTCAAAATCATCATATTTTTTATTAAATTCTTTTTCAATACAATTCCATAAAGTTGCACTATCTTTTGGTGAAAATGCTAAATTATAATCAAGTAAATCATCATCGATTTCATCTAAACAAGCAAAGGGGTGTAATTCAACTAAATTATTATCTTTCCAAATCCAACGCTGTTGATTAATAAAACGTTTATTATATTCAATTAGATGGATATTTTTAAAAGGATTAATTTTTTGAAAAATATCTTTTAGATGATTAATATTTTTAATTGTTGCTGACAATGCTAGAAAATTACAATCAATATATTTAATAATATTTTCATAAATATGTCCATCTTCTTCTCGATTTAAATTATGTATTTCATCAAAAACAACATAATCAAATTGATTACCAATTTTATATAACATTTTTTCAATAGTACTCGGAATACCGATAAAAATTTGTGTTTTATCATCAAATGATGAATATTCAAAATTAGGTAGTAAATATTTAACTTTATAATTCATTTTTGTAAAATGCGAACCAATTTGATATGCAACAGGTTCAATAGGACATACATACAATATTTTTTTATAAATTGTTGCAACCCCCATACCAATAAAAGATTTACCTGAAGATGTTGGAGCTCTAATTAATACGGAATGATTATGTTTTACATGTGTTAATGCTTCAAGTTGCCAATCTTCTAATCTATGGTCTCGTTTATCCCATAAATTAAGAGGAGGTAATATATGTCCTAAATTTTGTAACATATATAATCGATAATCATATTTATCTAATACTTTTGAAATACCATTCAAGATTTTCATATGATCTGGATATTCACTCTGACTATTTGAAATTTGATAGTATAGTCCAATAATTTTATCAAAAATATCTGAACGATTTTCACTATTCCATAATTTTTCTAAAACTAAAAATTTATAATGTAAAATTCCTTTATCCGTTTTTAAATATTTAATATTTTTGTATAAATCACCATTAATATCTAATTGATCAATATGATATTTAATCTTATTTAAATCATCATTAAAATTCTTTTCTTCTCTTTTTTTTGTTTGTTCCATAATGATTAAATCTTTTTTTTTAGGTTTCTTATTTGGTTTAATATTCTTTTTCTTAATATCATTAAAAGAATCTTCAATAATATTTTTAACATTTGAGTTTAATCGCTCAGATAAATCACGAATAAATACATTAAATTGTAAATGATCTATATTTTGCCAATATAGATGGTCCATAGATATACATACTATATAGTATAGTATTAATTTTAAGTATATTTAAAAACTAAGATTAAGATTAATCTTAAACATTTGAATTAAAGATGAAATAATGTAAGCAATACAAATGATAATCACAATAGTAGATATTGTATTATTATTACGCATAAATTTCTTTATTGAATGTATTATTTTATCTAATAAATCTTTTTCTTCTTTTATCATATATTAATAGAATATATATATTATTTATTTATTTATTAACAGGGACTTGTGGGCAACAACCTTTACCACTAAATAATTCAACAATTTTTGCAAATATAAAACCTATAAATATTAATAATATTACTTTTGTAAAGACATTATTATTAAAATCTCCGAACCAATCCCATTTTATATTTGAAGATAATGGATTCTTAGTACAATTACGTGGATCAAATAATTTATCATACATTGTTTTTAAATTTTTTGTAATCTGGCTTGCCCTACCATTACAATTTAATTCTTCAAAATATTCAGATGTTGTAATAACCTTATATAATACTTCTTTACTATATTTGGTTAATATTTCAATAGATGGTCGATTTAATTTTTTAATATCAATATGAATGCCTATAAATTCAAAAACTAAAGTAATAGTTTCCATCATAGTAAATGAAATATCTCCATCACATATTTTTGTTTTTAAAACTTCAATTTTATCTTCACTAAGATTTAATTCACTAATGCAATATTTTATATCATCTGGATGCAATGATATAAATTTATTGCAAGCATCTTTAATAAATTTTATATATACTGGGTTACTTATATCAAAATTTTCATTTTTGACAGCATCCATAAATTCTTTATAATGTTGAAGTTTTTTTATACCTAACTTTCCATCTATACATTGTCTAAATTTATGATTCCTTTGTATTTGAGTTAATAAACTA